TTTGAATGTTCCTATTTCAAGACTAGAAGCTGAACAAAATTTTTCTCTTGGTAGGTCAACGGAAATTACAAGAGATGAACTTAAGTTTACAAAGTTTGTACAAAGATTAAGAAAAAAGTTTACACCATTATTTACTGATATGTTAAAAACACAGTTAGTATTAAAAGGTATAATGACATTAGAAGAGTTTCACGACATTAAAGAACTTATTCAGTATGACTTCTTACAGGACGGACATTTTACCGAACTAAAAGAAGCAGAACTAATGGAAAACAAATTGCAGACACTTCAATCAGTAGAATCATATATTGGTACATTCTTTAGTAAGAAATGGGTACAGAATAATGTACTTAGACTTACTGATTTAGAGATTGAAGATATGCAACAACAAATTAACAAAGAAGCTGGAATTGAACCAGAAGATGGTGGTATCGCAGTACCAGACGGTTCAGATGGTATCACAAGATATCCATCAGTTGATGGTGCTCCAATACCAGCAGATGATGTTGCAAAACTATCAGGTAACGCACCACCAGAAGATGATAAGGAGAAATAAATGAGTAGTAAAGATTTCGTAGACGCATTAAGCAGAAGTAGTAACTTAGATGCAGAAGATGCTTTTAAAAGTGCAATTGGTACAAAAGTAACAGATGCATTACAAAACAAAAGACAAGAACTTGCAAAAGGATTTGTGAACAATCACATACCAGAACCAGAAGATGACAAAACAGTTTAATAACTTTTATTCTTCATTTATGGAGAAAGACGAACATAAGAAGTCTAAGGAATACAAAAAGTTAAATCCTAAGATGCGTAAAGCTGTGGACGATATTTTTACAAAAATGGACTCTAAACCTTCAGATTTCCTAAATAGTTTTGAAAAAACAATAAAAGATGTAGCAAAAAAATACAGAGTATCCGATAAAGACTTATTGAAGTATTTTGAACGAGAAATGTTAACGATAGGATAGAAACATGGCAATCAAATTAATAAGACACGCTGGAACAATATCTGCATCTGATACTGCTGATGACGCAGCTCACAGTCTTGACTGTGGTTTGATGGGAAAAGGACAAGCATTAAGAGTTAATGAGTTTGGTGGACAAGATTTGTTCATCAAAGTAACCGACACAGATACAGCAACTGCAGCCACATCATCAAATGGATTATATCTTAGAGCAAACACTTCTGTAGTCATAGTGCCTGATGGTGCAAGATTTAAAAATATAGGTGGAGAAACAGGTGGGTTTGTTGTTCAAGACACTGCAGCTAATGCTGGTGACCCAATAGTATTAGAGGGTACAGATGAAAACAGTTTAGACGAACACGATAGACTTCTTTTAGACGGTGCAGAAGTAACAGTCACACTATCTGTAATTAATGAAACTGGTGGTAGTGATGGTGCAGTCCATGTAGAAGTAATAACAGAAATTCAAGGATAGGTATATGAATACTATAAAACTTATATCAGAGGAAATCAATGATGTAGAATACATCACTGAACAAAAAGAAGGTGGTAAGAAAGAATATAAGATTAAAGGTATCTTTATGCAAGCTGATATTAAGAACCGAAATGGTAGAGTATATCCTATGGAAGTTCTTCAAAAAGAAGTAAACAGATACAGTAAAGAACATATAAAAGAAAAAAGGGCATTTGGTGAACTTGGTCACCCAGAAGGCCCAACCATAAATCTTGAGAGAGCATCTCATATGATTACATCTTTAGAACCAGATGGAAAGAACTTTATCGGTGAAGCAAAGATATTATCAACCCCTATGGGTGAGATTGTTAAAAACCTAATGGACGAAGGTGCGAAGTTAGGTGTATCATCAAGAGGTATGGGTAGTTTAAATCAGAAGAACGGTGCGAACTATGTTAGAAACGATTTTTACCTTGCAACTGCAGCTGATATAGTTGCAGACCCATCTGCTCCAAATGCTTTCGTAGAAGGTATTATGGAAGGAAAAGATTGGGTTTGGGATAACGGAAGTCTTGTAGAAGCAGAGTTGGTGAGAATGAAGGATAGAATTGAGAGAAAAACTAAAAGTAAACACGCAAAAGAAGATGCTTTGGAGTTTGCTAAGTTCCTCAAAATGTTATAATTTATAAATATTTTATACTAAAAGACCAATTAAAAGGAGAGCCCCATGGCTAACGAACTAGATAAAACAATCGAAGAATTGGAAGCGGAAGTGATTGCAGAATTAGAAGAAGGCAATGGTGCTGACGCTCCTACAAAAGGTGCAATGAAATCCGAACCAATGCTAAAAAAACAAAAAGATGGTGCAACTGGTGAAGCTGACTTAGGTGGAAGTAAACCTGACAAAATAGATGACTCAAACAGAGGTGCGAAAGCAGCTGGTAAAGAGGTTTCTGGAGATGCACAACAAAAATCAGAAGGGAAACCAGACAAAATGCAAAAACATAAAGGTAAAGCAGATGGCACTGCTAGTTCATCTGATACTAAACCTCTTGCAATGGGTTTCACAGATGATGAAATCAGAGAATTATGTCACTCTAAAGACCACGACTGTGCGACTATGGTAGAACACCCACAGTATGGTAAAGGTAAACCTGTATTAAAATCACACGCAATTCCAGATGATAACGGAAATGTTGAGTGGTATGATGTACAATTTAAGCATGGCCTTGAAGAAAAAGTTATGGCAAAAGATATGAAGATACTTAATATGAGTTCTCATATGGGTGAAACCGATATGCCTAAAACTAAAGAAGGTATGATAAATGCAATGAAAGACATGATGTCTAATATGCAAAAAGAAAAGAAAGATGTTATTACTGCACAGTATAAAGCAATGAAAGCTTCTTATGAAGGTATGCATGAAAAAGACGAAGAAGAAACTGCTGAAGATAAAGAAAAGAAAGAAGCAGTTGAAAAGAGAGTCAAAGATATCAATGTTAAAGAGCATGTAGATGCTTTAATGAACGGAGAGGGTGACCTTTCAGAAGAATTTAAAAGAAAAGCTGCAACAGTGTTTGAAGCTGCAGTGAAATCAAAAGTTCGTGAAGAAGTTGAGAGATTAGAAGAAGATTACAGAAAAGACCTTGACGAAAACATGGACAAAACTAAAACAGAATTGACTGAGAAAGTTGATAACTATCTCAATTATGTCGTGGAAGAATGGACTAAAGAAAATGAACTTGCAATCGAAAGAGGCTTAAAAGGCGAGATTGCAGAAGACTTCATTTCTGGATTGAAACAACTCTTTGAAGACCACTACATTGATGTGCCTGACGAAAAGTATGATGTCCTTGAGGCACAATCACAGAAGATTTCCGAACTAGAAGCAAAGTTAAACGAAGAAGTAGAGAAGAACATTGGCTTCAAGAATAACAATGCGAAGTTAGTAAGGGAGCAGGTTATTTCTCAATGTACAGGAGATTTAACAGAAGTAGAAATTGAAAAGTTTAAGTCACTAACAGAAGATGTTGACTTTACTGATGAAGATTCTTTCAGAAGTAAATTAGGTACTCTAAAGGAAAGTTATTTCCCAAAGAATAAACCAAATGTGACAGAAACGCAAGATGATGTAGAAACTGGCAACGCACAGGACATAGACACTACTGGTTCAATGGCCGTCTATATGAAGGCAATTGGAAAAGGTGTTAAGAGTGCAAAGTAAATAAATAAGTAGAATAAATTAAGGAGAAACTAATGTTTCAAACAGAACATCTACAAGAGAAGTGGCAGCCAGTCCTTGAGCACCCAGATTTACCAAAAATCGAAGATGCTTACAAGCGTGCTGTTACTACAATTATCTTAGAGAACCAAGAAAAATCTCTGAAAGAAGACAGAGCATTCTTATCAGAAGCTGCTCCAACTAACTCATCATTCGGTGGAAATGCATCTATGGATAGCTGGGATCCGATTCTAATATCTCTAGTCCGTAGAGCAATGCCAAATCTAATTGCATATGACATTTGTGGTGTGCAACCAATGACTGGCCCAACTGGATTAATCTTTGCAATGAGAGCAAGATTTGCATCACAAGACGGTGCAGAAGCACTTGCTGATGAAGCAATTCCTGATATCTCAAACCAAAATGCTGCTGGTACAATCGGTGGTGGAGATATAGGTTCAACAGAAACTAACCCTGCTGTTCTTAACGACAGTCCTTCTGCTGGAACTTATACATCTGCAACAGGTATGACAGCTGTACAAGGTGAAGCACTTG